GAGCCTCCGTTCGAGATCGTCCCATCCGCGAACATCGCGGGCGGCGGCGAGGCCACGACCAGCTACGGCCTGACGGCCCCGAGCGGCAAGACCGGCGGCGACTTCACCACCGGCCAGCGCCGCGACGATGCGAACACGCTGACGTTCACGCCATCCGGCGCGGACAAGTGGACCAAAGTCGCCGTCAAGCTGCAGCCCAACGCAGCCGGCGTGAGCGACACGCAGGTCTACAAGTTCCGCCTCGTGCTCTCGGACGGCACGCCGCTCGACACCTACAGCGTCACGCCGAAGTGGACCATCGGCACGCCGGTCGCGCCGAAACCTCCCTGGCACCGCGACCCTGGCCGCGAGGAACTGCCGATCACGCTGCCGGCCGACTTCATGGCGCCGCCGGAGCGCCAGGGGGTGCCGGTGTGGCTGCGCGTGGCCAATCCCACCGTGCCGGCGCTTGTGCTCTTGGGCGGCAGCCAGTGGACGTTCGATCCCGCGGCTGGCCCGGGCGCGAACAAGCTCTATCTCACTGCGGCCGGCCAGATCGTTGCACGCACGTCGCCCGTCTCGGGCGATCGGCTGCTCACCCGGTCCAGCGGCGTCATGCAGGCCGCAGCCCCTGTCGCATGACGCCCCCGCGCCCTCAATCCCCCGGCCCCCGCCATCGCGCGGGGGTCGTCGTTTCTGGAGCCTGAAAACATGAAGCTGCTGGACCTCATGACCGCCCCCTGGGCGATCCTGCCGGAGACGCTGGCCGAGCTGCAGCAGATCTATGCCACGCACCTGCGCGGCGACAAGATCGACCTGCAGGCGGTTGAAGCGCGCCTCGGCCGGCCGCTGGCCAACGACCAGCAGCGCTACGAGCTGCGCGACGGCGGCGTCGCCGTGCTCGCGCCGCAGGGCGTGATGGCGCCCAAGGCCAACCTCTTCATGCAGGTCAGCGGCGGCATCAGCACCCAGATGCTCACGCAGCAGCTGGAGTCGATGCGCGCCGACCCGCGGGTGAAGTCGGTCGTCTTCGCGCCCGACTCGCCCGGCGGCAACGTGCTCGGCATCCCCGCTGCCGGCAAGGCCCTGGCCGCCCTGGCCGCCGAGAAGCCCACCGTCACCGTGGTCGAGGGTGTCATGGCCAGCGCCATGTACTGGGTGGGCAGCGCGGCCAACCAGATCCACATCTCCGGCGAGACCGACCACGTCGGCTCCATCGGCGTCGTGCAGCGCCTGAGCTGGGACCCGGTCAACCCCACCAGCATGGAGTTGGTGCGCGGCAAGTACAAGCGCCTGAGCGTCAACGGCGCACCTCCCAGCGCCGACGTGGTGGCCTACCACGAGGCGCAGATGGACTACCTCTACACGCTGTTCGTCGACACGGTGGCCGCGCACCGCGGTGTGTCGAGCGAGCAGGTGCTCGAGCGCATGGCCGACGGCCGTGTGTTCATCGGCCAGCAGGCCATCGACGCGGGGCTCGTGGACGGTGTCTCCACGGTCGACGCGATGGTGGAGCAGCTGGCCACCAACCCGGCCGCCTTCGCGCGCCGCCGCAAGGCGGTGGTCGCGCTGGGCGGCCTTCCCACCCTGTCCGCAAGCGCCGGTGCCGCGCCGATGGACGACCAACCCGAGAAAGGACCCGTCATGCCCCCGGCTGACAACACCCCCGTCTCGCGTGAGTCGCTGGAGCGCGACCACCCGAGCCTGTTCGCCACGCTCCGCAGCGAGTTCATGGCCGCCGGTGCCGCGGCTGAGCTCTCGCGCGTCAAGGCCGTGCTGGCCGAAGGCGAAGGCCTCGCCGCGCACGCCAAGCTCGTCATGGGCCTGGCGCTCGATGGCAAGACCACCGGCGCCGAAGCCGCCCAGGCCATCCTGGCCGCCGAGCGCGCCACGCTCAGCAAGGCCCGCGCCGACCTGGCTGCCGACGCGCCCCCGGCCGCGCCCAGCTCGGCCGCGCCGGAGGACAAGCCCGCCAAGACGCGCGACCAGCTCGCCGCCGAAGCGCAGGCCTACGCCGCCCAGCACAACGTCGACTTCCTGGCCGCGTGCAAGGCGCTCGGCATCGAAGCCTGACGCCCCGCCATCAACCCTGAATCTCCAGGAGTTCAAGCCATGTACCACGCAGTGCTCACCAACACGCTGGTGGCCGCGGCCGCGCTGTCGGCCAACCGCTTCGTCACCGTCACCGGCGCCGTGCCGTCGGCCAACGGCAACGTCATCGGCGTCACCCGCGCGCCGGCCGGCGCCTCCGGCGATCTCGTGCCCGTCGACATGCTCGGCATCGCCGAGGTCGAGGCCAGCGCCGCCATCTCGGTCGGCGCCGCCATCGCCACCACGAACGACGGCCGTGCGGTCACCCACAGCTCGGGCGCCGTCGTCGCGCGCGCGCTCACGGCCGCCGGCGCCGCCGGCCAGCTCATCGAGGTGCAGCTGATCCCCAACTGATCGGCCGCCACCCCTCGCAACCTCACATCAGGAGCATCACATGCCCCAGCAAACTCCCGCCCAGGCGCGCGTCATCGACCCCATCCTCACCGGTGTGGCGCGCGGCTACCGTCCAAACGCCTCGCCCGTCGCCGACATGCTGTTCCCCACGGTCCCCGTGGGCCAGCGCGGCGGCAAGGTCATCAGCTTCGGCCCCGACGACTTCAAGCTCTACAGCACGGCGCGCGCCCCCGGTGCCAACACCAAGCGCGTGCAGTTCGGCTACAGCTCGGGCAGCTACGTGCTGGTCGACTACAGCCTCGAGGGCGCCGTGCCCATCGAGCTGCTGCAGGAAGGCCAGGCCGTGCCCGGCCTCGACCAGGCCCAGATCGCCATCGCCAAGGTGCGCAACATCCAGGCGCTCGAACGCGAGAAGCAGGCCGCCGACCTGGCGCTCAACGCCGCCACCTACGCCGCGAGCAACAAGGTCACGCTCAGCGGCACCGACCAGTGGAGCCACGTGGACGGTGGCGACCCGTTCAGCGACGTGGCCGACGGCCGCGAGGCCGTGCGCAGCCAGATCGGCGTGCGGCCCAACACCATGGTGCTGGGCCCGAAGGTGCTGACGGCGCTGCGCAAGAACCCGGTCGTGCTCAACCGCCTGCGCGGTGGCAAGGGCGGCTCCAGCGACCAGTCGCCGGCGACGCTGCAGCAGCTGTCGGACCTGTTCGAGACGATGGTCGTCGAGGGCGGGGCCGTCTACCACGACGGCACCAGCTTCGTGGACGTGTGGGGCACCTTCGCCCTGCTGGCCTACACCATCCCGGCCTCCGCCGCCGAGATGGGCTCGCCCAACTTCGGCTACACCTACCAGCTCTCGGGCTACCCGGTGGCCGAGGAGCCGTACTACGACCGGAACACCAAGACCTGGTACTTCCCGGTCACCGACGCCCGCCAGCCGCAGTTCGCGGGCCCGTCGGCCGGCTTCCTCATCTCGGCGGCGGTGGCCTGACGTGGCGCGCGCCAAGAGCAGCGTCGGCGCGCAGCAGATGCCCGACGTCGAGGTCGTGGTGCTCTCCCCGCTCAAGCGGGGCGGCAAGCGCCACGAGCCCGACGCGGTGCTGATGTTGCCCGTCGACGAGGCGGCTCAGCTGGTCGAGGCCGGCGTGGTGCGCGGCAAGGCCCAGGCCCAGGCGCAAGCGCGGGCCGAGGCCGATACCGCCGCCGCCGCCGGCGAAGACCTCAGCCAGTCCGCCTGACACCCCGCCGATCTCGACAGGCGCTCAGGAGCACCGCCCCATGTTGACCGATGACCTCGGCGTGTTCTACGCCGAGACCGACTTCGCCCACCGGTGCACGCGCGAGCGTCCCGGGGAGGACGACGCCGTGTTCGCCGGCATCCTGGCCACCGTCGACAGGGCACTGTTCGACGGGCAGATGACGGCGGGGGTGCACGAGGTGCGCTACCCCACAGCCGCGGCCGACCTGGCCGAGGGCGACGTCGTGCGCACGCAGCTGCTGCTGGCCGACGGCTCCTACACCGAGCCCGAGGCTTGGCGCGTGCTGCGCACGCCCGAGCGCATCAACGACGGCGCCGAGTCCCTCGCGTACCTCACCCCCGACCCCGAGGCCTGACGCACATGGCACACAGCGTGTGGTACCTGGTCGCGCAGGCGGCCGAGGTGCGGCTGCAGGCGGTGGCCACCGCGCAGGCGGTGAAGCTGCTGGCCAACCCGCCGATGCCCGTGGACCTGGGCACCAGCGCGGTGGCACTCATGGTGCTGCACCGGGGCGACAAGCTGCTCGACCAGCCGGGCCAGCGCCGCGAGAAGCGGCAGATGCGCCTGGTGGTGGGCGTGGCCGCCAAGGCGGCCGATGCGCTGGCCTCTGCCGACGAGCTGCACTTTGCCGCCCGCGACGCGCTGCGCAGCGAAGCCTTCCGCGCGCAGCTGCGCGCGGTGGGCGACGTGAGCGTGGTGCGCGAGGTCGAGGTGGAGCCCGCGCTGCGCGAGGCCATCGCCACGGGGACGGTGCTCCTGAGCGCCTTCGAGATCGACTACTTCCAGCAATACCCATCGGCGGCCTGACGGCTGCCACAAGGAGTTCTCACCATGGCAGGTTTTCTCGGATCGGGCGACGTCCTGATCAACCAGAAGGACCCGACCACCGGCCTGTACAAGGGCTGGGTCGGCCCGCTGTACGCGGCGGTGTTCGAGCCGCGCTCCAACGCCGAGCGCAAGTCGCTGCTCAGCAAGGGGCGCAGCGACTACGGCCAGAGCATCGGCTCGGTCAGCGTGGCCGGCGAGGGCACGTTCCGCATGACGCTGCGCGACGCCAACAAGGAGGCGATCACCATGCTCTTCCTGGGCACGGAGAGCACCTTCACGCAGGCGTCCACCGCGGTGACGGACGAGCTGCTCACGGCCTTCGTGGGCAAGCAGCTGCGCACGGCCAAGCGCAACATCA